TGCGGTACAGGGAATAGACGTTGGAAAAATCAACTCTTTGCTTGACCAATACATAGATAAATCAAAAGCGCAGCCACTTGCGGGGTCTCAAACATCTGCAGACAAAAAAGGAATGTCATTAAGTCCGCAAGGCTTGCCTTCCGTCAATGCAACAGGTAGCGGATACGATAAGCTGGTAAAACTTCCGAGCATTGATAGCGCAATACAGGCAATACAAAACCAGCAGGAAAAATCCATCGCTGAATATAACTTGCGCTCTAATCTGGACATCGAGGCGGCAGAACGCGAGGTTGCAACGTACGATGAAAAGATTGCATTGTTAAAAATGGATTATGCACGAAATGGCGTGGGGCTTATCACGGACGGGACAAATCCGCAGGCGGCAGCGTTTGCGGAAGAAATTAAACAGCTTGAAAGCCGAAGAAACGCGATACAGCAGGCGATTAACAATGCGCGAAGCACGCAAACGCTCAACCGGTATAACTCCATGGCGGATGATCCGTATTTTGCGCAGTACGCATTGCGCGGCGAAGGAATGGGATATTCTCCGATTAAAACGCTTCCTTCTGTTGGCAGCGGCAAAGCTGACGACCGATACGACATCCAGAATCGTCTTGCTTTTGCGTACGATCCGGAAGTTGCGGACGGGAATGCGTTTTGGCTTGGCGAAGACGAAGAAGAACGATATGAAGCCTATAAAGAAATGACTACAGACGAACAAGCTTTGTATCACTATCTGATAGGCAAGTACGGCACTAAAGAGGGCGACAAGTACCTTGATGCACTATACGAAAATCTGAATATTCGCGCAGGCCAGAAAGCTGCTGAAAATATGACCGACTTGCAAAAGGCTGCATATTCCGTCGGATCTGGCCTTGACCAGTTTGCAACCGGTGTGCGTCAGGCGTTCAGCCCTGAAGCATTGCCAACTACGCGAACGGCGGCAACGTCTGCGGCTATATATGAAGGCATTGAAAGTCCTTTCTGGCGCGGTGCGTATCAAGTCGGCTCTTCGGTAGGCAACATGCTTCCGGCTGTTGGGTTATCTATCGCAACGGGCGGTTTGGGCGCTCCTGCTGCAGTATCAGGCGCCATAGGTTCTGCTGCAATGGGTTTAAGCTCCGGCGGTAATGCCTATGGTGAAGCCTTAAAAGAAGGATACACACCGGAACAAGCACGAACATACGGCATACTCACAGGCGCGTCGGAAGGCGCGCTTCAGTATATTCTCGGTGGTATTGGCACGCTCGGCGGTCAGGCGACGAATAACGTAGTACAGCGGCTTGTAGGGAACGTCAAGAACGCAGCACTTAAAACAGCTGCAAAGATTGGCATACAGGCTGTCGGAGAAGGTGCGGAAGAATATTTGCAAAGCATACTGACGCCCGTTATTCGCAATCTCGCGCTGGATGAAAATAACGAAATAAAACTTGTGTCTGAGGAAGCACTTGAAGATGCGATGATAGGCGCAATCGTATCTGTGCTGCTTGGCACTGGGGGGAACGTATCGGATGCAGTGGGCACAAAGCGATTGGGCGATGCGGTACAGGCAAGCGGCGAGTATAACACGCTGCTCGAAAACGCTTTGACGCTGGATTTAAGCACGGAAGCGTTCAATCGTGCAATGCAGATGAAGACGGGAAGAGTACAGCCTACATCGACCAACGTGGGAGAGCTTGCCCGAGCGTACCAAGAAGCGGGCGGGGATTTGTCGTTCTTGCAGAACGCTTTGCTGGATAACATCGAACAGAACGCGCAGGTACGACAAGGGCAGGATATAACGCCTCTGCGTGTTGGTCGGGCGACTACAATTAAGCGCCCGTATGCGGGAGTAACACCGGAAAACGCAAACGGTATTCAGGGAAATGTAGTTGAGATTACACCCGAGTCGTTGAGTATCGCTACTGAACAGATTGCACAAGTTTTACCATCTCCTTCGGAAACACAAACAGAACCGTTGGGATTGGGCGAACTTCCGAGCGCGGATAAAGAATTCGAAGCCGCTCAAGACATGGTAGTTAAAATCAGAGACAAAGGGGTGAACGCGACAAAGACGCTTAGTCGCAACCTTGACGCGGCAGCGGGTGGCGATCCGGATGTAAGGTCGATACTGTATAACGCCATTGAAAAGCCAGCCAACGAAGCGGCGCAACGGTATACGCGCGAAACGGTATCGCGTTTGAACGGACTTTTTGGAACCTTGCAAAAAATCGGTATAGACACACGGAAAGGCTCAAAGGACAGTCAGGCAATCCAACGTTACGGTGAAAAACAGTACCAAGACAAGGACGGGAATATTATTCCATATACATTGGATGATCTGCAGGAACAGTTCTCTGATAGGTGGCAGAAGATCGTGCAAGCGGAACAGGAGTTCAGACGCATATATGACGAGTATGTCGACCGTATCAACGCCATGCTGGAAACGGTCTATCCAAAAGCGGTCGAGGTTGTGCAGAAGAGAAAAGCAAATCTTGAGAAGCAAATAGCAGCGGCGGAGAACAAACGCAAGAGTGCTGTGAACAGGCTTGAAACGCAGGACGAAATAATAAACGACATACGTTCCAAGATGGAAGGGAAGAAGAAAAAAGACACAAAGACGTATGAAAGACTGCATAACCAGCTTGCAAAAGCGCTTAGTACAAAGAGGGATATTTCAAATGAAATCACAGAGTTAAGCAATCGGGAAAACGGACTGCGCGACACTTACAAGAAGGTTATCACCGGCATAGAAAACGGCGAAGCATATCGAAATAAACGGCTTATAAAACGCGAGGATTATTTCCACCATTTCCAAGAGATGGCGGAAGGCATTTCTGCTTTGGTTAATATATTTGAAGCTGAAAACAATATATCGCCAATGCTTGCAGGAATTAGCGCAGACACAAAACCGAAATCAAAGTGGGAAGGGTTTATGCAACGAAGGGAAGGCGGCGCATACTCGGAAGATGCGATCGGCGGCATGGTCAAATACATACAAGCAGCAGAACATAAGATTGCATTTGATCCGCTTATTGCTGACATCAGGGACAAAATAGAAATATTGCGGGATGCGGCGACAGCAGCAAACAACAAGCGGGCGAACGCATTAATCCAACAGCTCACGGACTGGATCAACAATATATCTGGGAAATCGTCAGGAATAGATAGGGCTATAGGCGATTGGTTCGGCGGACGTGGCCGCACCGCGTTAAAGGCAATAAACTGGCTAAATGGCAGGGTGAAAAGCAATACGCTGCTCGGTAGTTTTCGCAATGCATTGACGCAGTTTTTCAATTTGCCGAACTTGGCGCTTTATTCCAGCAACCCCGCAGAATGGGGTCGCGGCCTTCGGTCGGCTGTAAAAAGCATGGTCGGGAAAAACAGGGATGTCTATCAAGATATACGAGCACAAAGTACCTTTATGACCCAACGTTACGACATTGATAAGGCGAAGCGGCAGTTCGAAAAGCAGCTTTCCAAAAAGCCAAAGCAGGCGGCGCTTGCGATGATGGAATTTGGCGACAAGGTCGTAGCGAACTATGTATGGTGGACGATGTATGAACAGTATGTCAACAATGGCGGTAACGTTAAGAACGCAGCAAGGCCATACGAAAATGCAATCGATTATGCTGATGATGTTACTCGAAGGATTGTAGCAGGCCGTGACGTTGGCGAAATGCCGAATATGTTGAATTCGAAAATTGTAAATCTTGTAGCTCCATTCCAAGTGGAGATACAAAACCAATTTGACCTTTTAAAAGACAGAATTGGGAAGCAAAAGGCGGCAGGAATAGCTGGTTTTCTGGTTGCAACCTACGTCATGAACACCGTAGCGGAAGCGGTCACCGGAAACAGGCCAGGCGGATACGACTTTATACAGGCGGTATACGACATCGTAAAAGGTGAGATTGAAGCAGCAAACGACGATGACGAAGAGAAACGCACATTTGGGCAGATACTCACTGATACTGCATGGCGCCTTGTGGGTGAATTTTTCGGGAGCGTACCGTATGCGTCGCAAATCACGTCAGCGGCATTCAACGAGGAAGCTGCGGAACAATTATTCGGCGAACAAGATCCCACCAGATATGGAACGCAAAATGTAGGACTCGGGGCGATTGGCGATTTGGTGGCGCTTGGTGATGACCTTATTAGTGGGGAAAGGGTTGAATGGGACGATGTATTATCTACGGCGCTTCCGTTGGTAATGCCATGGGGTGGCGGACAGTTAGCGCGCAGCATAACCGGCGCACGAACTGCAATTGAAGGCGGCAGCTATTCGTATGACAGCGAAGGGAACCCGAGATTGCAATTCGAGGCGGGGCAAGACGCATATGACACGGCGCAGGGCATTATGTTCGGGAAATGGTCAACACCAAATGCAAGGGAGTATGTTGATAGTGGCTTTAACATGCTTTCGGCTGACGATACAGCGGCATATAAAAAGGCAATAGAAGCTGGCGTAGACGGAATTGAATTTCTTACATTGCGCGCAGAGATCAAAGCACTTGAACCGATCAGGGACGAAACCGGCGATACAGTACAGACAACAAAAGAGCAGGCGCGCCGGCTGATAATGGAAAGCGACTATACGCCGGAACAAAAGACGGTTATCGATCAATATCTTTTGCGTGATACAACGGAAGACGAGCAGGGAACCGAAGTACCGAAAACGGCGGATTATTCATCGGAGATGATGTTTGAACTGTCGCTATTGGATAAAGAAACGTATGCTGAAGCAAAAGAAGCGGTAGGCATGGGCGTATCTCCCGAAACTTATTTTGATTACATCAACATATACGACCAGCTCAAAGGGGATGAGGAACGAAATATAAAGTTTGAAACCGCGTTGCACGATGACAACACGCTAACACCTGATCAGAAGGCGTTTATAGAAACATCTATAAAAAGCGGCTGGGTAATGACGCGAAACGATGGTGGAACGCCTGCAGATTATTCGTCTGACGCTGCTTTTGCTTTATCTCAGGCTGGAACGTCTGCTGTTGAAGGGGCAGAAGAAGCGCTTGCAAACGGAATATCAAACGATCAGTATTTGGAATATTATAACGCACGTAAAGACATCAACGGTAAAAACTCTGACAATGTTACTGAAAGCGGACTTGAAAAAACACGCGTGCTTGAGCTTTTAGAAAACCTTGGTCTTGATGCACGCGGGAAACTGTATCTTCTGTCCAAAAATGGGTATGTGGATTATAAAGACGTCAGCATGGCGGAGCGTAACGCACGCATTACAGCCGAACAATACATTGATTATATCTACAGAACCAACGGCCTTAAGGCGGATAAAGACGAGGATGGTAAAAGCATTTCGGGGTCTCTCAAGAAAAAGATAATTGCGGAAATAGAAAACATGAACCTCACGCCAGAGCAGGAACGGTACATGATTGAAACTGTGGCTGGATACAAGTACAAATAATTTACGGGGGTAAGAAAATGACTTTAAAGGACAATAAAATTGTCGCATGGTCTGATCCGGTTGTAAACCAACCGGACAGGCCGCAAATTGACGCCGACAAGCTAAAGGCAGTATTTGATTCAAACTCAAATGAATTAAAGGATGCGTTAAACGCAACAATAGACGCGCTGGCGGAGCCCGGCGGTATTGATTTAATTGGAGTTTCTGAAATCGACGGCATTGAAGGGACGACGATTACAGAACAGATAAAACAAGCTGTAGAAAAATCGCAACAAGAACTTGATAAAACGGAAGAAACATTATCTAAAAAGATAGATGAAGTGGAGGAAAAATTTGATAGCTCCGGAATACCTAAAGGCGGCGTTGCAGGGCAGTATCTCAAAAAGCAAAGTGACAGCGATTATGATATGATCTGGGATGCTCCGGCAGGAAGCGGCGATATGCTGCAAAACGTATATGATAAAAATAATAACGGCATTGTAGACAACGCAGAAAATGCAAAAAAAGCCAATGAAGCAGACAACGCAGAGAAATTAGGCGGGGAGCCGCCTTCGTACTATGCGAAAAAGGCGGAGCTGACGGGTGCGACGGCGACGGGAAGCGCTGGCGTCACGATAGACGGCGTAATCGATGGGACGGCGTTGACGCAGGCGGAGATATACGGAAAGAGCGTGCAGGACGGCACGCCAAGTCCGGATGTGAGTATACCGACGGGGAAAAATTTGTTGAATGCGGATGCTATTGCTCCAATAAATTCTCCAGACAGCGTCGAAATTTTAGAGGAAGGGTATACAATATCGGTTACCGGATCAAAGGGTTATTCCGGTTGCCTTAGCCGTAATTTATCGTCATTGCAACTTGCTGGTAAAGACATAGTCATAAAATACAGTGCTACAGACGGATACGCAGACGGTGCTGTTTGCAACTTACAGTTGATGTACGAACTGGATGGAAATACGACATATGGACGCGTTCCCAACAACAAATCAGGGGCTTCAGAAATAATATCCGTGCCTTCGAACGCGGAAAACGTCCGAATAGCATTTTATGCCAATAATACTTCAACCGTCCTGACTAACGCTGTAACCGTAACAATCACTGGCCTTATGGTCTGTATCGCCGATGAAACAGACTTAACGTGGGAACCCTACCAAGGCGGGCCCGTGGATATTGAAAGCGTGGTTGCGGATGGGGTAAACGTGTGTGGGAAGAACTTAATTGACTGGACTGCATTACGTGTTCCTGGCAATCAAGGCGCAACCGGCAATGTAAGTGAGAATCAAATTTCAGTAACCGCTACCGGAAGCGCGAATGGAAGCTTTACCTTTATACTCCCAGACGATTTAAAAGGAAAGACATTATCGGTATCGTTTAATGCTGTAGCAAGTGTGCCGACACATACCCCCGGCATATTGTTTGCGTTCGCGACAACGAGCAACACTTCACCCGTAATCATTACGACGATCAGAGAATTCGGGACGGTTGTAATCCCTAACACGGCTCCCGACGACAAACCTGTACTTATAGCCATGTTTAGAGTTAGTACTTCCGGCAGTGCGTCTAATGGCGATACTGCAACTTTTACTGACATAATGATAGTAGAAGGTGAATATACTGCGGAAACCATGCCGGCATACGAACCCTACACCGGCACAACCTACTCTATCACGCCGGAAATCACCCTGCGAGGTATCCCCGTGGATTCGGGCGGGAATTATACGGACGAAAACGGGCAGCAATGGATATGCGATACGTACGACGTGGCCACGGGCGAATACGTGCAACGGGTTGGGGAATACGTGTGCACCGGAACGGAAACGAATGTTGCGTGGATGACAACTGCGCAGACAAAAAGCGGAAACAATATGCAGTTGCGAACAGTGCTGTCTGCATTACCCAAACAGCTATCTACTGATAGCAATCAAACGGGAAAATATAGCATTTCATCACACGGAAAAACCGGCTTCGTATGGACAGGGGAAGCGTTTATAGAGGCTTATACATCCAACAGCGGAGACATGGGACTCATATCCATTGACCCATCCGATATAGCCGACACAAAAGATGATATGCTGACATGGCTTGCCGCCCAATACGCCGCCGGAACGCCCGTAACAGTGCAGTACGCACTCGCTGAACCCGTCGTAACACGCCTGAACCCCGTCTACATGTCCGCTTATGCGCCCGTGACGAACGTCGTTGCGGATGGGGATATACGGGTGGAATATAACAACATCATGGGATCGGTGAAACGTTCACCGGTCTTTATTACGTTGTCAAAAAACGCATGGACAAGCACGGCGCCGTATACGCAGAGCATAACCGTTTCGGGAATGACTGAAAACGCGCGGCCTGTTGCCGACGTGGTACTTACGGAAACCGTCGAAACGGCCATGCAGGAACTGGAAGCATGGGCATTGGTGGACAAAATCGAAACGGGCGTCAACGCCATCACGGCGACATGTTACAGCGCGCCGCCGCAAACGGATATACAAATCGTACTGAAGGAGATGAACTGATATGGCACAGGCATTCATCAGCCGCAGGGGCGGAAAAAGCAAATCTTCTTCCACTGCAATGGAGCGCATTTTGACAGATATAAATTATACAGGGCGTATGCTGTCTATGATGAAAATAATGGACGGCACGTTGTATGCGCTGCTGATCCTCGAAACATCCGGCACACTGACGGTAAACGGTTCCTATACGGGCGATGTATGGCTTTGCGGCGGCGGTGGTGGCGGCGGTGCTTCGGTGATGATCAATACGGGAGCGCCCGCAAACGGAGCAAGCGGCGGCGGTGGCGGTGGTTACACAACAAACAAAACCGATGTCTCGATTGTTAGCGCAAGCGTTACAATTGGCGCAGGCGGTGCAGCGGCTAAAGCTGGCGGGCAAACATCCTATGCAACTTATACTGCTGAAGGCGGCGGGACTGCAAAGCAGTATTCTTATAGCGGGATGTTTAACGGTGGCGACGGCGGTTCCGGCGGCGGCGCCTGTGATGTGAGTACTGCATATACTTCAGGAAAAGGGCAAGGCACTTCAACACGGCCATTTTTATCGCAGGATATGCCACCTGCATGCGCTGGCGGCGGCGGCGGTAATTTTTTAGTTGATGCGGGTGATTACGGAAATTACAATGTTGTATCTGAAAACGGCGGCTCTGACGGTTCGGACGCTACAAAAGTTAAAGGCGGTTTAGGTGGAGAATACGGCGGCGGTAATGGCGGCCACCAGGGAACTTCATACCGCGGACAAGACGGCCGGTATTACGGATGCGGCGGCGGTGGTGGCGGCGGCAATGGTTCCGGCAGTAATGGCGCATCTGTAGGTAACGGTCACGACGGCGCTGTAATGATAAGAATAGCATTGTGAGGTGAAATATATGACAGCAGCAGTAGTAGAAAATGGTCAAGTTGTTAATATGATTAGCATTTTACCGGAGAATATGTCGGAATTTCCGAATGCTATCGACCCCATGCCTTGGGGACTTACGGTCGGTGATTACACTTTTGACGGTGAAATATGGTACAGGGAAATCGACGGGGAAGCCGTGAAATTGCCCCTGCCTGAACCCGAACCAATAACCAACGAATACGAGGAATACTATAAAGCTGTTTCGGCTGCAATAGGGGGTACAGAATGAGCATTACACAGGATATTGCGAACCATCCCGCATACATCAGTAAGCTGCGCGCATTTGGCGGTGAGGTCATGTCCGAACAAGCTAAAAGCACGAGTATAGAACCACCAGTCTACGCTGGCTTATTTGACTATCCCGAATGGGAAGCAGGCAAAGCGTATGAAGCAAATGAACTGTTTATGTATGATGGTCAAATCGGTTTTGTACGTCAAGCACACACAAGCCAAGAAACGTGGATACCGTTCACGGCTGGCACCGAAGCGCTTTACGGAGCAAGGCCACGCATGAAACCGGATGGCACATACCCATATGTATATAATATGCTGATCAAGCCGGACATGCTGATATGGAGCGCAAAAGACAGCAAGCTTTACCGGTGTGTTCTTTCGGCGCAATACACACTGCTATACGATCCGGCAGATGCGGTTGGCGTATGCGAACCCGTATCAAAATAAGCGTTTAAAAAGACATAAAAACAGATAAAACGCCCTGAACAATATCGGGGCGTTTTTGATTACCGACACAAATTAAGGAGGCTTATCATGCACAAACATCCCATGGGGGCGATCCCCTCTCCCGTAGACGTACGGGATTACACGGCAAATATCGTCATGCGCGCATGGCCGGAAAGCGACATCATCCCCGACAACGGCGTGGAGAGCTATCATCAAACATACGGGACATGCGTCGCACAGTCCATACGCTTCGGGTTTGAGCGCATCTACGACAAACGCTTCGGCACGGCGTACCTCTACGGCGGCGGCAGGCCGAACGGCCCCGCAAGCGAGGGCATGTACCCGAACGACGCGGCAAACTTCGCGGTTAAAGAAGGCGTAGCGCCCGAAAAGGACGATCCGCAGGAAATGTACTGGTCGGACGCGGTGAACTTCTATAACGCAAAGCGCGGGAAAATCGACCTGTCGCCCTTCAAAGGCTGGACGTGGGCGCGGCTTTATACGGTCGATGAAATCAAGGCCGCAATCGCCGACCGACGGCACATCGTGTTCTGTACGCCGATTGTAAACGAATATCCCGACGGCTTTGGCTGGCTCTCCAATCGCGGCGGTTCGGCAATTGGATACCACGAGATGGTCATTATGGGCTATGGTCAGTTTCCGACCGTGACGGGCAAAAAAGAGGGCGTGCTCGTGCGCAATTCGTGGGGCGAAGGCTGGGGCAAGAAGGGCGACTGTTACATGACTTGGGACGACGTGCTTTTTATGAAGGACGTCATCTGCTTCTTCCCGCCTGAGATCGAAGAAGAAAGCGAAGAAAGTCAGAACATCGTAGTGCGCCGGACGTTGAGGAAAGGCATGAAGGGCGAGGACGTAAAAGAAGCGCAGGGGCTTTTGACCGACCACGGACACCCCTGCGGCGAAATTGACGGGGTATTCGGCACAAAGACGTACAATGCGACGGTGGATTTCCAAAAGGCCAAAAAGCTCGACGTTGACGGAATTATAGGGAAAGACACATGGGCGGCGCTGGACGAGGAACCGGATGTACAGCCGGAACCTTCCCCCAACGGTCACGAAGAGGAAATACGGGCAATGGAAAAACTGCTCAAGAAGTGCGTCGGGGATTATTACATCATCGGCGGACAGGGGAATGTGCTGACGAAGGAATATCTTGACCAGCGAAGGAAAGCCGATCCGAACTATTTCACGGGCGGACGGTACGAATGGCTTATGGACGAAATCGAGAGCGCGGACAAGCTCGAAAAGCGCCTGTATTGCGCGGACTGCTCCGGCCTGTTCTGGTGGGTAAACGCGGCGCTGAAAATCGTATCCGGCACGGACAGCACGGCGGATAGCCTGTACCGCAATTACTGCAAGCCGATAGCAAAGAGCGACGTGCGAGCGGGCGACATTCTCTTTAGGGACAGCGGCGGGAAAAAGGTACACATGGCGATTGTGGGCTTTGACGGCGTATACGAAGCGGCAGGCACGGCATACGGCGTGGTAATGCGCAAAGAGACGTTCGACCGCAGAACCGTCAACCGCATGACGAATAAGACCGACACGCTCAAGGGCTGGACGCATTACGGAAGGTTGAAAGTGTGGAGCTGATGGATATTGCCGCATACCTGATCGGACTGCTGCCGGGGATTATCGCGTCGACGGTAGCATTTTACTTACAGCGAAAACAAAAGAAGCACGACGTACAGGTGCATGAGCGTGCGGAAGCAAGGAAGCGCGAATCGCTTCTGTCGCTCGATATACAGATTGCGAACTCGAAACTTGCGTACGCGACGGCAATTGCCGTACAGAACGGCAAGACGAACGGCGAGATGCGCGAAGCGGTTGCTACCTACCTTGCAGCAAAGGACAAGTGGGAAGCGTTTATGCGCGAACAGATGCAGGAACGAATTTTAGGCGACGATTGAAAGGAGAAAGAACGATGGAAAACAAACAGAACAGGTTTAAGAGCTGGGCGCTGTGGGTGAGCGTAGTGGGTGCGATTTGGACGATCCTGTCCGCGTTCGGCCTGCCGCAGAAATGGGGCGTTACGGACGAAACGGTGCAGACGATACTAAATGCCGTCGGTACGATACTCATTGGCTTCGGTATCGTCAACAATCCCACGCAGAAGGGGAGTTTGTGATATGGAAGAACCCAGCCGCTGGGAAGAAATCGCCACCATGATAGCCAAAGAAGCCGTTACGCAGCATAAAGAAGCGTGCGGAAAAATTACGGAATTGCGCCGGAAAAATGTCGTTATGGCGGGCGCTATAGTCGGCCTTATCTGCGCCGTGCTTGTGCTGCTCATAGTGAGGTGATCCGCGTGCAGGAAAGTCATGTATTGGCGTTTTTACGGTATCCGTCGGCGCCGCTGGTTGACTTTGCATTGACGCTTGTCAATCTCACGTGGAAAGAAAAGGCTGTGATCGACCTGTGCGGGCGGCAGCAGTACACGCAGGAAGCGGCGGCGGAACGGATGGCTTTTGGTGTTGATGCGATACAAAAATGGTATCGATCCGGGATAAAGAAGATCATGGAAGCATGGTCTGGGCAAAAATGGATCGAAAAAATCATATCCTGAAAAATACGGAAACATTACGGAGTGCGTCGGTGGTCGCACTCCTTCTTTTTTTTTACAATAAATCCATCAAAGGATAAGGAAGTGAACGACATGGCGATATATCCGTATTCGCAAAATTTTTTGCCGTACGGTTTTCAGAGGCAGGAATATACGCCCCAGCCGATGCAGCAGCAACAGCCGGTTATGCAGCCGGCACAGAATGCGTTTATTTGCCGCGCGGTAACGTCGAGAGAAGAAGCGGCGGTTGCGCAGATACCGTTTGACGGTACGCCGTCATACTTTGTTGACACGGCAAACGGCAAGATATACGTCAAAGCGTTTCGCGCTGACGGAACGGCGCCGCTTATCACGTTTACCCGCGAAGATGAGCCGATACAGCAGCAATACGCGACGGTTGAGCAGCTTGCGGCGTTGGAAATGAAGATCAACGGATTGAGGCAAATGCTTATGACAGAGGAGAAGGCACATGAACCCCATGATAACTGACATTATGCGTATGCGTCAGATGGGCGTAAGTCCTTCTGCAGCAATCCAGCAGCTTTCGCAAAGATACCCGCAGTTTAGGCAGGCTATGCCCTATGTGCAGGGAAAAAGCCCGCAACAGATAGATTTAACAGCGCAGAATATGGCGCGGAGTATGGGTGTTGACCCGACGAAAGTAATACAGCAGTTTATGGGCGGGAAAAGATAACACCCAATATCTCCATATCAGTTTAGGCCGGTCTTGACAAAAACGGCTATAAAACTGGCATTTCGGGGCACGTGACCCGATGCAAATAAACTGATAAGGAGATTTTTAAAATGGCAGAAAACGACTTTGGTATGGGTTATGCGCTTGGCGCAGACTCAAACAGCAACAGCAGCGGTATGTTCGGCGGTGACGGCTGGCTTGGCCTTATCCTGTTCGCCATGATTTTTGGCGGCGGTGGCTGGGGCATGGGCGGCATGGGCGGCGGTTACATGATGAATGGTGCGCTGACCCGTGCGGAGCTGTATGATGGCTTCGCCATGCAGAACATCGACAGTGTAGTCCGTGGTGTACAGCAGGGCATTTGCGATAGCACCTATGCGCTGAACAACAGCATCACGTCCGGTTTCCACGGCGTGGATAGCGCGTTGTGTAATCTTGGCTACCAGACCCAGAGCGGGTTGAACGCCATAGGCCATCAAATTAGCGACTGCTGCTGCACTACGCAGCGAGCGATTGATGGTGTGCGGTATGACATGGCTAAAGGCTTATGCGACATCGGCAACGTCATCAACATGCAGACCCGCGATATTATCGACAACCAGAACGCGAACTATCGCGGCATGATGGACTTCCTTGTGTCCGAAAAGCTTGCCACAAAGGATGCACGTATTGCTGAACTGACCAACCAGCTCAGCCAGAGCAACCAGAACGCGGTTATCGGCGCACGTATCGATGCGGCAGTAGCAGAGGTTCTCAGGCGCACTGGCAACGATTGCCCGACCGCGGCATACCTTGTACAGCCCCCGACGCCTGTCAATTTCCCCACTAACGGGTGCGGTACGGTACAGTTTGGTGGATGTTATGGCAACGGCTGCGGCTGTGGTTGCTAAACGTTAATATTTCCCCGATAACGGGTGATGATTATCGGGGCGGGAAACCGCCCCTGACTATTTAAGGAGATGAATTTATGATTGAAAAAATTGAGCAGAAACTGGACATGCACGTAAAGTCTATTTTATCAAAGCCGATTATCACGAACGATGAATTCATGCTGATAAAGGCGTACTTGGAAAGACTTGAATTTGTGGAAGCTCAGAAAAAGTCGGCCGAGGAACGGAAAGAACACGACAAAAAGTTTAACGCCTTAATGGCGTCTCTCGCAGGGGGTGGATTTAATGGCATGTAAACATGTATGCAAAATGTGCGACAGGCTGATTATATCGCAGGCCGTGACGTTTGCGGCAGGCGTATTGACAATCAATTTGCCCGCCGGCAGCTATCAGCGCGGGTGCAAATATTGTATCGTCGTTGCACAGTCCATCCCAGAAGAAACCACCATCACCGCGCCGGTCGTGATCACAATCGGCACCGGCACTGAGACGTATCCGCTCGTTGACGGGTGCTGCGCACAGGTGACGGCATGTAGTCTGCGCACGCGAACCAGATATGCAACTATCGTTGCGACTGATGCGGCGGGCGGCACGTTTAAACTGTTGGGCAAGGCTGCGTGCGCTCCAAGCAATGCGCTTGCGGCGATTGACGGAACTGCACCGACTGCGGAAGGGGGTGCGTAATTTATGAAGCCAGGAATGAAGATGCTGGCAATGACATATCGCAATCAGGCGAACCAGAACGGCCAGGCACCCATGAACATGCGCGGACAGGCTGACATGCAGAGCGGCGGCATGCGGGACGCGTACAACGCTTACAGTACATATAATGGTGCGGGCGGTAATAGGGTGCAGGAACGCCCAGAAAGCCGATACGAATATGATATGCAGAGCCGTCAGCGAGACAGCAGAGGACGCGAGCATTACGACAACGGCAGATATGCGCCCATGAAGAACGCTTATGCGGGCATGGACGGTGCAGAGGGTGGACGGATGGGCGGCGAGCGCATGAATACGATTGGTTTTTTTAGCCCGAATGAGGTTGGACAGGAGTACCGATCCAATGTCGAGTATAACCACGGCGACGAGATAAACCCCCGACAGGGCGGCAAGCACGAACGCGGCTATGGTTCCGGCGGTGGAAAGCCCTTTGACAAAGAGACTGCAAAAGAGTGGGTGCAGGCGATCAAAAAGAGCATGGGGCAGGATTGGACAATCTGGACGCCCGAGGAAACCAAGAAGTTTATGGATCAGGCGCGTGCTGAATGTGATCCACACGAGTTTTGGGCGGTGATGAACGCTTTACACAGCGACTATTTTGAAACTGCAAAAAAATACGGCGTCGAACGTCCTGACTTTTTCGCCGACTTAGCCAAAGCGTGGCTTGAGGACAAAGATGCCGTTAAGGACAAAGCGGCCGCGTACTATGAGTATGTAGTGGATCATCGCATGTGAATCTGTGCAACTTTTGTGCAACTTTTTATTTATTTTGTGTTTTTACTAAAACACAAAAAACTCCAAAATTAGGCGATTTTTAGAAGTACAAGGCAGACGAAAAAGCGTATTTTTCTGGCTACGGACCAGAAGGCCGGGGGTTCGAATCCCTCAGGGCGCGCCACAAAAAACCGCCTAATTTAGGCGGTTTTTTCATGTTCATTTTTCTTTCACTGCGATTCAAAAAATGATTTGTGCAACTTTTGTGCAACTTTTTAAAAATTATGAGAATGCTTGACGTACCTTGTTTGCGTTTTCTTTTTCCTTTTCGACCGATAAATGAGAGTAAATCCCAAGCGTGGTTTTTACGTCAGAATGTCCTAAATATTTTTGCGCAGATAAAATATCAATCCCATTATTATACAACACAGATGCATAATTGTGTCTAAAATAGTGTGCCGTAAGGATTGCTTTCCCGTTACGATTTTCGATTGAACGGTCTATTTCGTAAACAGCCTGCATCAGTCGGCTCCACATGCGTTTATACGTGCTTTGCGACAAAAACGAATGTGACTTAGGCGATTGTATGACGAATGTTTCGCCTATGCCTCGGGCAAGCCATAAAGCGTCATATAGTTCCTGCGGGATTGGTACGCTTCGCTTTGCGCTTTTTGTCTTTAATTCTCCAATGGCGTTTGTTTTAAAATCTATATCTCTATTTACGCTCAACACACGCTCCTTGAAATCAACGTCGCGCCATTGCAGCCCCAAGGCTTCGCCGATGCGTAGGCCGGTATAGTAAAGGATCAGCAAAATCATCCCTTCGGGGTGCGTTCTGCCCACCTCAAGCACCGCGATTACTTCGGCTTGCGTCAATGCGCGTTTGCTCTCTTTTTGTGCGGATGGTCTCACAAGCGTTGCGCTCGGGTCGCGATCTATTATGCCGTTTGTGTATGCGTTTTTAAACACACCTGTCAATACTGCTTTGATATATCCAAGCGTCGATACGCTCAAGCCGGATTTTGTGTTTAAAAATATTTGCAGCTCTGGCGCGGTGATGGATTTAATCTGACGGTCTTTAAATGCTGGAAGTATGTGTTTGTTTATAATTGATTTATAGCAACTTTTGCTGCTGACACTGAGAGTTGGCTCTTTATAGGCTGTATACCACGATATAACGCTATCTGCAAACATTACATCACGTTCGACATGCATGCCGCCGATATACCGCCTTATAAGTTCCTGTTTATTTTCTTCCAGCTCTTTTTTGGTCTTACCGCTCGCATACTTGACGATCGGATTTCCTGCCGTATCATGCCCTACCGTGACTTTAGCACGGTATAGCCCGCTTTTTTGTTTACCCATGCACATACTCCTTTATTCTTTTTTTGTTTTTTGCATTTATGTATTATAACAATAGAAATAATAATGTAAATAGCAAAACACGTACCGATTCCGAAAATCCAGTTTTTACGATCTTTCCTCACTATTTAATCATACACACACTCCTTTATTCATTTCTGTGGTTATAATTATAGCAATCCAAAAGCCGAAGTAAAGAAAAAAGACAACCTTCTGCCTTGCGATCGGAGAGGTTGCCACAGCAATATTTCGTCAACATTAAATACTTTTAATAATTTTGAATAGAAAATACGATTGTTGTACATATAAGTATCGGCAAAACATATAAAAGAACTTTTTGCCACAGCTTACATCGAGTGAACAAATTAACGGCGTGAGAACCGACAGCAAAACGAAGAAAACCGTATATCGCAAAATAATAAATAAAAAACAGGAACATCGAAAACATAATGCCAAGAAAATTTATAGACATGCTATTTTCGACCGAAAACACTGTGATCCCTTTGAATATCGTTATATATGTTATGTTGTTTGCGGTTTCCGCTCCAAGCGAAACTAAAACCAATAGTATTGAAATACATAGGGAAAGATATGTGCGAAAACGTCGTACTGATCGTTCGAGTAACAATTTTTCTTTAGCTTCTTTATAAAATTCGTATTCAATGCATGAAGTTAAACCCGGGTAATCC